TAATGGCCACAAAGAAACCTATATATGCTAAAGCTAGACCAAAGAGATTAGGGAAACCAAAATCTTTTAATAAAAAGTCTAAGGCTTATAAATCAGCTAAAAGAAAAGCTGATAAGAAGTTTGGTAAAAAGGTTTCTCTGTATAAAAACATCTTCATTTCTCAAGCTATCAAAAAGTATAAACCAAAGAAAAAAAAATGAGTAAATCTGCATTACAAAAAATAGAATCACACGAGAAGCTATGTCGTATAATGCAGAAATTAACCCATGATAAAATCCATGTTATTGAAGAAAGAGTTAAGAGATTAGAAAAGATTTTACTAATTTGCACAGGCTCATTAATTAGTGCTATGGGTTATGTTATTATGGTTTTAGCAGATAAGGTCTAAACCTTTACAATTACCTAAAAATAGGTACAAGTATTAATTGCATGATTTATAAGTCAATTTTGATTATTAGCGATACTCACATACCCTACGAAAATAAATTTTTAATTCCGTTCTTACAAGCCCTTACTAAAAAATATCGTAAATTTGATAGGGTAATTCATTTGGGAGATGAGGTCGATCACGCTGGAATGTCATTTCACGATAAAGATAGTGATATGCCAAGTGCTGGAGATGAGAGAAAGTTAGCATTACCTAAAATTAAAGAACTAGAAAAATTATTTCCTAAAATGGATTTACTAGACTCTAATCATGGAAGCCTTGTTTATAGACGAGCATTTAAACATGGAATACCAAGAGCATATATAAAAAATTATAATGATTATTTAGAAGTTGGTAAAGGTTGGAAATGGCATGAGGATATAACTTTAGATACTCCATTAGGAAAAGTTTATTTCTGTCATGGAAAAACAGCAGATGTTTTCAAATTAGCACAAAGTCTAGGAATGAGTGCAGTTCAAGGGCATTATCATTCTTTATATGGCTGTAGGTACTATGGAAATAGTTTAGGTTTATATTATGGCCTACAATGTGGTTGTTTGATAGACCCTAAAGCACTTGCTTTTAAATATAATAAATTACAAAAAGCTAGGCCTGTTATTGGTACATCAGTTATCATTAATGGTATTCCAATCCTTGAACCTATGATTTTAGATAAATCAGGAAAATGGATAGGAAAACTCCTATAAATGACCCACAAGAAGCCACATAGAGCCACAGAGAGTGCTACTGATAAGCAAATAGGTGGCAACCATTACAAAGGCAAAGTACAGCCTATAGAACTCATTGTATCGCATAATTTAGACTTCATAGATGGCAATATAGTTAAATATGCAATTAGGAATAAAAAAGGCGAGAACCTAAAAGAAAAATATGATAAAATAATTCATTATTGTGAACTAGCAAAGGAATTAAAATGTGGTTGAATTTATTATCGTTGGGTGTAAAGACAGGGGCTAAGATTTATCAAAATAAACAACGAACAAAACAATTACTGTCTGATGCTCAAATGCTTCATGCAGAGAAAATGAGTAAAGGCGAAATTGAATATAAAGCAAAAGTTATTGAAAGTAATGACAATGGGTTTAAAGATGAATTTGTCCTCGTTCTTATATCTATTCCTATTCTTATATTGGGTTGGTCTATCTTCTCTGACGATGCTGAAATTCGTAATAAACTAGATTTATTTTTTGAGTATTTTAATCAACTTCCTTATTGGTATCAAGCTATTTTTATTGGTGTAGTATCTGCGATCTATGGATTAAAGGGTGCTGACATAATGCGTAAGAAGTAGTATCATTTCTAAATGGACAAATTAAAAGTTGATGCTGTAATCACAGATTTAGAACTACAATTAGAAACAAGTAACAATCCTTATGGCAGTTATGTTAGCTTTAGATTTATAGATACTTACCCATACTTTACTAAAGTTAATGAGATGGTCGAAGAAATAAAAAGACGAAGTGATGTTGATTTAATTAATTACGAATACACTTATAAACAAATTCACAAAAATACAGATATAAAACAATTTGATTTTACTAAAAACTAGGGCAGTAAAGAGAGAGCAAAACTACCCTAGCTATTTTAGGTTCAAAGATAGTTATGGCCGTTTATAAAAACCATAATTAAAAACACCTAAAATTCTATTAACAAGTGGCCAACTCTCGCTGACCACTCTATCTACTAAACACATATGTAGGGAGCAAATCTTTATATCGTTAGTAGAATTCATTAAACCTTATTGTTCAAAGCTAGATCACGTTTTAACTCTGATTGCTTGAGTGAAACGTACCTATCAATATTGGTATATCTATATCTAGCTTTAATTAATTCTTTTTCAGCTTCTGCATATTGTTCAACAATCATTTTATAGTCAGGGTCTATTCTTGATTCATGCTCTGCTTCACTCATAGTCTTAACTAACTTCTTATGTTTAATTACACACGAAGAAAAAACTGCTTTTCTACCCTCAGCTAAGATGATAGTTTTCTTTTGCCATTCAGCCCAATCATTAGAGGCATCTTCTAATTTTTTATATAATTGATCGCTTAAACTCATATCAATATAACTCCTAATACAAAGCCTACTACAAAGCAAATCCATTCTCGTCTATAATGTAGTTCTAACACTTTCCAATCTGTCTTACTTTTTCCAAATATAATCATGGGTATAATAACATCTCCTCTGCTTCTTGTTCTAATTGTTTTATTTGTTGTTTAAAGCTATGATTTTCTTTCTCTAACATATCTATCTTTTTATGTAAGTTTCTATTTTCTAAATACATAGCTTGTAGTTCTTCTTGTTTAAAAGCGAGATCACGTTTTAGTTTGTTAATCTCGCTAATAAATAAATCGTTAGACATAATTAAAATGGAATCTCGTCGTCCATATCTGACATCTTCTCAACAGGCATAGCATTATCTGGTGCTGATGGTTGGGCTTGAGTCATTGGTTGAGGTTTATACTGTGGCATAGTTTGGCCTACAGGCTTAAATCCATCTACATTAGGTTGAGGCTTATAAGGTTTAATCATAACCAAACAAAGTATCTGTTCAAGATTACCTTTAGCATATTGTGGTGGATTCTGCATTTCTTGAGTCTTTGTCATATACTTTAAAACATAACCAGCTTTAGTATATTCCTGAACCTCTGGTGTGTTAAACCAATCATTAACTTGTGATAAACCATATTTTCTTTTAGTTAAGCTACAAGTAAATTTAACCTTACTTGCCTCTCCAGAATACTCATACTTTGGGCTTGCATTTCCTGTAGGGAACAATCTCATTTGTAACCCACAGAAAGGTTTATCGAATTTATTTTTTTCGTACATTTTTATTTCCTTTTTTTAGTTTGTTATAGTTGCGTACTGACTCATTAAACATTAACTCGGATTTATGACAACTTAGTAATCCAAGAAATGCTTTTAAGTGTTCCTTTTTGTATAAGATATGCCTAGCCTCGAAGTCGCCACTATCTTTAGGCAATCGAACTATATACATCTTATTGATCTTCTTTCCTGTTTGTTCTTCATAGGCCAACTTATATCCATGTAGTTGATGAACCATATTTAAAAACAAACCCTTAGAAGTTTTTATATCTATGAGCCATAGATTATTCTGTGAATCCTTAGCTATTAAATCTAAAGTGCCACAAAATCCTCTCTCAGAGTATAAAACCTTTTCAGACTCAATAACTTTTAGATTATGTTTTGTCCAAAACCTTTTAAACTTCTCAAAGCAACTTAATATTACAGGGTCGCTTGGGTCAGTAAATTTTTCTCCTTTAAGCCACATCTCACAAAACTTATGCACCATAGAGCCTATATTTAAAATATTATCTCCTGACTTTTTTGCATTAGATTTAGCATTAGTAACTATCTTCTGTATTTGGTCGATTGGAATACCCTCTCGTTCCATTTCAGTTTTGATAGCATTTACTTGTTGGCTAATCTTCCAATTCTCTAACATTGGACTCGCTAACTTTCCAAGTAGTGTACTCATTCCAACTACATAATCGTTGTTATGTATATAGACGTGCTTTTCTTCATTAAACTCAATCGTATGACCATGTTCTAGCTTATGAATTGCCATTATTTTCTCCCTTTTAATTTATAATTTACAGGCCACCAATATGTTATATTCCATCTTGTTGTCCATTCGTACTCAACTCCATACCTAACTTTTCTTTTCGTCATTTATTCTCTCCTTTATATTCTCTTTTGTTTTTAGCATTTGAAACACACACCCTATTATATTCTTCTATAAAGTGTTCTGTTTTAAATTTATTTTTACTTATTATTCTATTCATGGCGTTGATTCTTTTATCTTGCCACGAAGTCTTGTTTGATTGGATATACATTCTCTCTCCTTTTTAAAAATGTTAAGTTGTTATCTTCCATTGGTTTAATGAAATAGTCAATAGATACATCTAAATATTCGCATAATTTTTTAGCTATATTTAAACTGATTGCATTTTGGCCTCTTTCATATTTTTGAATCTGCTGAAATGTTACATTTACAGCTTTGGCCACTCTTGATTGGGTTTTACCTCTCATCAATCTAAGTTTTCTAAGCTGTAATCCTATAATGCAAGTAGCTATTTTAAGATTATCTTGCTCACTAACATTCCATTGTAGAGTTAGTTCTTGGATTGAATGATTTACTTCTTCTATAGTTGTGTTTGTTCTTTTGTGCATTGGTATTCCTATTTGGTTATTATTAGTTAAGTACACTATGACCTCTCTTTGTTAAACATTTTCTAACAATAGACTCATACTTTGTGTCCATTGTTGGGCTAACAGACCAATACAAAATGTTACTTACAAAGTTTGTATTATCTTTAGCAAGTGTTTTACAATGTAGTTGATCGTCAGTTATTAGATTTGCTCTATCATTATCGAATGTACCTGATCTTCCAGCAGTATCAATAATTGGGCGATAGCTACAGGCTTGTAATAAAGATACAGATAGCATGATTAAAAGTATAGTTTTCATATCGTTTTTTTTTCCTCTCTATATAATTGGCTGATGATACTTCAAGTGATGAAGTTTAAAAGCCAAATTCTTCTGCTGTTCTTTGTTCTTTAACAACCTTTGTAACAAATCTTTCTCCATTTGTTTTTTCTTGTCTAGTTGTTCTTGAACCTTGAACATTTGTTTTGGGTTCATTGTTTTTCTCCAAATGACTTACTTGCTTTTGCAAATAAGTATCTACAGGATTAATCATATTAACTTCTTCCTGTAAATTCTGTAACTCCTCTAATGTAGTTTGAGGGTTAATTATTCTTTGTAGTTTTTTTTGTATCTCTCTACTAAAGTTTGAGTTAGTTGGTATTAACATTTATCTCCTTTATGTTGTTTAATATAGCATCAAATCTTTTTAATTGAAGACCATCTGAATATTTTTGTACTGCATTAGCATAAACTTCTTTTACTTGCATAATATCAATATCAATTATGTCCATAAAACTATCTAAAGAATGATGCTCTTTACAATGTTCACAATATA